GCCAAATACTGTGGTTTCCTTAGATTTTTGCTCAAGCTGGTATTTAAGCGCGATATAATAACCACGGGCATTTGATAAACTTACCCGGAAATCTTCAAGATCATCCTGTGCCGCCATCGTTATGTCGCCCGGCAGCTTGAAATCTTTGTATTCCTTCCATTTTTCCATCTGCTGCTCAAACGTTTTTTCAAGCGCTTCCTGCTGCGCCTGGACTTTCCTGGCTTCCACCCGCCAGTCGTAAAAGGCTTTGATGGCCGTAGCAACCTGATACGATGTGTAAAGCATCGCCCCGGCGAGCCCTGCTTTCATCAGCACGCCTGTGACTGCGAATTGCGCGTTGAGAGCCCCCACAGCAACCTGGGCAGCTCTTATCTGAACGATGAACCCGCCCAGCCCCGTGATGATAGAACCTAACCCCAGCTTCCACAGAGCCATTGCTCCGGCCGCACCGATCAGCGTAATTATAAATGTCTTTGTAACCGGATCAGCCTCTCTGAGCGACTCCGTTACCGATCGGAAAATTTTTAACAACGGCAGTAATCCTGTTGAAATTAATGCTCCGGCCGATATCGTAAGAGCGTCAATCTCATTGGTGAAAAGTTTCATCTGGTTGGCGGGGGTGTCTTTCATTTTGTCATAGGCTTCCCCCATAGATCCCGTGGCATCGGTCATTTCCCTTATTGTGCTGGTGAGTACATCAAAATTCTGTGTCAATGCCAGGACGCCGGTGCGCGCCTCAACGTCCGGGATCAGAAGCCTCATCTGATCCAGAGACAATCCTTTTTTTCTGATAGCATCGAGTGTCGGGATAAGCCCCCGCCAGGTAATGCCCAGGGCATCAAACTCTTTTTTAGCCGCATCCGCGGGCGCGGCCAGGGCATTGATCGCGCCTTTCAGCGACGTAACCGCCATCGGGGTTCTGAGACCCACTTTTGTCAATGCAGCGATGCTGCCCATGAGGTCGCTAATCCCAACACCAGCAGCCTTCGCGGTCGGCAGCACATTACCTATGTGCTGGGCCAATTCCGGAAATGTTGTAACACCTAATTTTACAGTCTGGAATAATATGTCGTAGATACCGCCGAGCTCATCGATGGATTTTCCATATGCATTAATAATGCTGATCCCGGTATTGGCTGCGGTTTTGGTGTCGGTAACGCCGGCGACAGCGGCCTTTGCGGATAATGCGAGCACGCCGACTGATTTTTCAAGAGCGACACCTGCCGATAAAATATCATACTCTGCAGCAGCCAGTTCAGCGGCAGTCTGCGGGATCTCTTTTGTGAGGCCCATTATCTCTTTTGTTAATCCGGCGAACCGCTCTTTGCTGACATCGATCTGCGTATTCACCTCGCCCATGCGCTGCGCGAACTCACTGTATCGCTGGAATGTTTTGATAACCAGATATCCGGCGCCCGCCAGGGCAATAAGCCCGGCTTTTGCATCGCCCATCGAGGCCGCCCAGCCGCCGGTTTCCTTTCTAAGCTCTGCCGTCTTTTCTTTCAGCTTAATCTTTGCCTGATAAAGATCGGCGCTGGATTGGGTACCGGATTTTCGAAGCGTCTCATAAGAACCCCTCAGCTTTGCTATCTCTGCCTGAATTTCTTTGTAGGGGCGGACACCAAGATGCGCTTGCGCTTCCAGGATTTTTGTCGTCTTAGCCGCAGAATCCCCTACTTTATCCATATCAATGCGCAGCTTAGATAGTGCAGCATCAGCCTGATTTTTTGCAGTGATGATAATTTTTAAATCGCGGTCGCTCACTTTTCACCTTCGGGTTTATTCCACTTAACGGCCTCATCTAACGCCAGGATAAAAAAACTCCAGCCATAATCCCAGGCATTCTGATGCCCCATCATAATCAACTTGCAGACAGTGCGTCTGATTTTTGCGCCAGTATCTGCCTGCCTACTTTTGCCAACCTTTGCATCAGGTTGGCAAAAGTAGGGTTTACCTCTTCAACCGTAGTAATCATTTCCTCAATCTCGGACGGCGCATAGTCCAACAGTTCATTTTCTGTTATTTCCAGACTCATACAAACAGTCTGGCTTGGGATCCTGTCGGGGAACATCATGTCAACATCGTTTACCGTTGCGGCCTCGTTAAAACCACTGGTAATCTGAGTGATCTGCTTTACGGTCAGTTCTTTCGCCGTAAAGGATTTATCCCCTATTTTAAATGTCTTTTCCTTGCGCATTCCCTCTCCTTTCTTTTTTTCGCTTGAACCCCTGATCCCCGATCCCTGGCCCCTGTTTATATCGTCTCGACCTTGTAATATTCCTGGCCGCTCGACTGGGTGGAATCTTTCAGCACCGTGCCTGTGATCGCCAGTACCGCGGCACCGTCTCCGATGAGCGGAAAATCCCCGTTCAGCAGGATATTAACCTTCCAGAATGTCCATCTCTGCCGGATGCCGTTGTCATCTTTGTCGGAAACAAATATCAGTTTTCGCTCAACCGATGCGGCCGACATGCCGTGCATAACGTTTTTCGTAACCGCTTCATAATCTGCAGAAACAACATCCGTTGCCTGTATGCCTCCGGTGCTGAGCTTCCGGATATAACCGTAATCCGGATCGAGCGTGTAGTCGGTGCCCTGAACACGCCTTGTTGCCCCGGTAACGTCCGTAACAACCGCGTCTTCCTGCACCTCAACGCCCGTTGTCGTGATGTAATTCACGCTCACTGTCTCATAGACCGCTTCACCGACTACAAACGTCCCGGACACATCGACGACCTCGATGTAGCCGGCTGCCTTGTATGCTATGACGCCGGTTGCAGCCGATGTCGCGCCGGTGACTGCATCTCCGACAGCCAGCGTGCCGGTGATCGTGCCGGTAAGCTTGACGCTGGATATATTGAGCTTGCCGAGATCGACGTACTTATCGCTGACAAAGACGGGAACCACCTGATCCAGGAATCCCGCAGCCTGGTTATCCGCAGCCACGGCGGAAGAGAGCAGAGCGATCATCAGGTTCTCGTTTGTCATCTCTCTCAGGCCGAATGTGACCTTCGCCTCGCTTTCTGTGATTTTTTCAATGAGTGTGCCCCGTGCCGCGTTACGGGTGCTTTTGAGTTTTTCCGTTGACACGGCCAGGCTGAAATTGAGATTTTCAAGCTCGCCCATGTCGTTGAAAGATGCTCCGCCGACTGCGCCCTCATATGCCCGGCCTGTGCCGTAATATCGTATATTGTCCGCACTTGATGCTAATCCCATATTGATTCCTCCTTTTTCAGTTAACAGTTAACAGTTTGCGGTTTACAGTTATTGGTTTGTGGCTTTTGGTTTGCCGTCAACCGATAACCGGTAATCGTCAACTGCTTTTAATTGTGTTAAGCCTGTAATATGCAGCGTAAAAACACACACCCTTTTTCGGCGATAGAAACAATGGCGCCGCTTTTTCGAGTTTCAGAGTACCGGCGCTATAAACCTTTTTCCTGTGCAGTAATGCCTCGGTGCGTTCCAGAAGCTCATAAACACCCATGCTTTTCGAATCCCCAAGCTTGGCCGAATCCGCTTTGCGCAAATTCCGGTCACCGACAATAAGCATCGCTCCGATAGTCTCTTCGTCATATTTAATTTTATCGTTGAGCGTTAACCCCGTGGCTAATACATACACACATGGGAACCTTGCGGTGATCTTAGCCAGATCCTCGATGCCTTTTGCATCTGCCTGACCCGTGTAAAGCTCAAGAGTTTTCAGCCCCTCGGATATGAGCGAGCCCAGCGCAGTTAATACCCATGTTTCCAGCTCTTCAAATTCGTGCATTACATATCTCCGAAAAGTTCGTTCACGAGCATGTGCTTAATTTCCGGCCAGTCCTCTTCCCGGACGCCCAGGAACGGCCTCTCCGGGATAATGGTTTTGTTCCCGCGCCCTGTCTCGCCTCCGAACTGATGTATGGCCGCGTAAACAACATCCGTGCCCACATCTACGTGATCCGCATATGCCTCAGGATGAATGGATCCCATGAGAATGCGGGTTAAAATCAGAATGTCATCGGCATTTTTGCCTTTTTTCTCTTTCTCAAACTTTGTCGATTCGGCCAGAGGCTCCCAGGGCACACCTTCCGGAGACCTGTGTTCCTCAAAATTTCTCTGCACACTTTCCGTAACAATCTCGCCGATCTCTTTCATTACCGGAGTCAGGTTGCTGAAGCGTTTCGTCAGATCATCCAGCAGGCGCAGCACTTCTTTATCGTCAATCTCCACGTCAATGAATGCACCGGCCATTTTATAAGCCTCTCATTTTATCCCGCGTAAAGAGGCGGTTGTTGCCGGCTATGTTCACCGTATTATCCGTATTGGTCTGCGCCGGGGCGAGCGCTCCAAGAGCGCCCTTGCCGTCGGATATGCGTTCCAAAAAGCGGACGGCGTCTTTATATCGTTCCTTACGGTTATCCGGCACAGTGTCGCCACGGCGGGAATACAGGTTGTAAATTGCGATATCCACGCCGATCTGACGGATTTTGTCCGGTATAGGTGAAAGAGGCACGGCATATCTGCCCTGACAATAAGCGTTGATCGTGGCATCCGCATCTGCTATTGCTCTGGCCACCACGTCCTCATCAATTGTTTCGGCGTTGCCGGCGTCATTTGTCAACTGGATGAGAGTTGCCTCATCCAGTTGCAACGGGTAGATATCTGCAAGCGCGCTGTATGGCATTGGTTATGCCCCCTGGCCTTTTAAAAGTTCCTGCAATTCGGCCTTGTTCGCCTTGTTGCTGTAATCCACACCGGCCTTGTCAAGCAGGCCTTTCAGGTCTGCTACGGTCAGATCCTTTTTTTCTTCTACAATCTCCACCGTCAGCATCGGCTCAGCCTTTAAAATGGCCAGTTCCCCGGCGCTGAAGCGGCCGTCCGGATACGACGCGGTCTCTTTCGGGTGCGCTATGCCGCACCGGCGAAACCCCGCTTTTTTGCTCGTTATTTTTATCATTGGAAAAACCTCCTTGTTTTCGGATCTCGTTGTTCGTATCTCGTGAAGCGTATCTCGTATCTCGTAAAGACGCTTCACGCTTCACGATCCACGCTTCACGAGTTTATGCGCCCAGCCCGGTCGATCCGTAGCTCATCTGCCACAGACCGTATCCGCCTGCCGCCCTTGCTTCCGCGCCGAATCTGAACTTTTTGTTCATGAACACGTTGTCGCTTTCAGGAGTTGTCTGCTGAACAAACACAGGCGCCTTTCTTTCCTGGTAAATGAACGGCTTAAGAGGCCGGTTGGTAACGTGTAAAAACCATGCGGTGGTACTTGTCAGCCTGGGGTTTACCAGCAACTTTGCAGTGCCCTTGTAAGGATTCGGCGATTCGTCAGAAAGTTTTTCGTTTTCGAGCAACAGTTTCCCTGTCGTTTCAAGAGCTGGAGGAACCTCAAGCAGGTCCGGGATCAAGGCAAGCGGGCGACCTTCGTCGTCTGTAACGCTCATAATAGCGAGCCTTGCCGCTCCATAACTTGCCGCAGCCGCTGCTGTGGTTGCAGCCGAAAGGGCTGCGGTGCCTTTATTGCTCACGCTCGATCCTGCCACCTCGTGATCCGTATCGTAGAAATATTGCCCGTCAAAGCAGGTGTTTGCAAAAGATCCGTTTTTCAGGTCCGCGTCTATTTCGTCAGGAAGCTGTTTAGCGCTGAACCCGGCATCCTGAGCCGCAGGTCCGAACATCCCGTAAGTATCGTCTTCGATATCGTTTCGGTCGATTTCTACGGTCGCTTCGAAATCCTCGTTTACTACCGTGTATTTAAAAGCCGACAACGATTTTAAAAGCTTACTGCCGAGCCACTTTCTCATTTTGGGAAAACGGGACAGCCACCCATAATCATTCTGGCCCGATCCGCTGGGAACCTTCATCGTGGTTTGTTCCCACAGGGTTGGGGCAGCTTCAAACGCTTTATTGAATATGGTTTTAAAATTAATAAACACCGCCGTAAGATTTGCGCTGTTTACTATCATCCCGGCGCCTAAAAACAACATGTCTCCGGAGGCAAGCCGGTCCAATAGAATTTCCGTGCGCACAAACGGCGCGGCCGTTGCCAGGGCGCTGAAACACAGCCCCATGACAAGAGCGATTAAGCTAAAAATGCATTTTTTCATTTTTGGAACTCCTTTTTTATGTGTTAAAATTGATTTATTATCAGCTCTCTGACCCCGGATTTTTTACACTGTTGACAGAGCGCAGCCGTCATTGACGAGCACGCGCCATCTCAGGGCTGCGCCTACCAGCACTGCCGTCAGCACGATTGTATCTCCGGCGTCGCCCATCGTGATCGTGTTATTGCCTGTCTGGTTGATCGCGGCGGCCGCTGTGATCACGCAGTCTCCTCCGTCCACATTCAGGCTGATTGCAATGGTTATGCCTGCGAGTCCCGGTATCGCGATTGTTCTGGTCTCAGCTCCTGCTGTGGTGATTGCAACCGATCCGGATTTTGTCACCGGTATTGCGCCTGCGTTCCCAGGATCGGTAATGGCAACCGCCGCTTTGGGATATATTTCCTGGAGCGCCGCTTCAACGGTTGTCTGCGCCGTGTAGTTGCCCGCGTCGGCAATGGAGATCGCCGAGGCTGCATGAGCCGCGCTCGTGTCTGCGATGTGAGTTGCCACGTCGGCCTGTTTAATCGCGGGTTCTATATCCACCATCGCGTGAGTGGTGTCTATGTATTCCGCTATCACTCCGCAGAAGATGTCGTTTGTGGTATTTCCGGCAACATCAACTGTCTGATCATCCACGACGAAAACGTTATCGCCGATATTCGCCTGGGATATCGCAGTGCCGAAAGTCATCTTGAACAACCCGCGCCTTTTAAGCGTTATTTTCTTGTCACCCGCTGCGCCGGCGCTGTTATCGACGCGCCCGGTTGCAATGCCTTCAAATATAAGGCCTGCCGTATCGGATCCGGGCAATGCGTACCCGGCAGCATTTACGCAGGTAATGCCTCCGCCGTAAAGAATGTCCGCATTTATCACCGGAAAGGCAAGCTCCTTGCCGTCGGTATATTCGATCGCAACGTCTTGTGTTAATTCTGCCATAATATTCCCCCTTTGCTTATTTGTTTTTGTTCATAAAACTTAAGAAGTTATGAGCTTTTTTATACGCCGTATTTCTTAATATCCTCTGCCGTGTTTCCCATCAGCTTGGCGATTGTCATGGTCGCTTCATCTGCCACGATGTCGTCCGCTTTCGCCTTCTGCCCGGGCAGCTTGGTCATGGGCATGACAACAGGCGCTTTGGCCACGAACAGCTTGAATCCGTCCATGTCCCGTTCGGCATAGCTCTGTGCCCAGTCTTTCTGCTCCGGAGTTACTTTGCCGTCTGAAATCGCTTTGGCGACTATTTCCACGGCATCTCTCGCGGTAAGTTCTTTCTTAAGCCGGTCAAACTCATCGCGGCTTACAGATCCCTTGCCTGCCTGCTTTATGGCGTGTATGGATGCAACCACGGTTGACACGCTGTCGCCGTCTTTGAGTTCCAGCGCCTCATAGATTCCTTTTGCGACAACTTCTTTCGGTTCGGCTTTTGCCAGCGCTTCCACTTTGGCAATCACCATCTCCTCGCTGTCTGCGTCCTTCATCCCTAACAATTTTTTCAGTTTTTCCAGCATCTTTGCCTCCTTGTTTTTGGTTTCACCCTCATCAAGCTCAAGCATAGCCAGCTTGGCTACGATAGGGCGAAGATTATTAAGTTTCGGCTCATTGGTAAGAGCTACATTTTGGATCCTGATTATTTTACGATCACCGTTCCTCACCCAGAACACCGGCGAAAAATACCGGTATTCCTTTTTTGCCAGGTATTCACGGGCTTTATCTGTCCATTCGACTACTGCCCAGAGCCCGTCTTTGCCCTTATTGACCAGACGTTTTATCCAGCCTGCAGCCGGGGCCTGATCGCCGGATAACGTTTGATGCTCGTAATCAATGACCATATCATTGCCACGCTCCTCAAACGCCGGGATCATTATATTCATAGACTCTTCATCCAGGTGCGCATCGCTTTCACCCTCAATAGCGACCACGCCGTACGGAAACACCTGAAACTCTTCCGGCGCTCCCTCAGCCGACTGAATGTTTTTTAAAAATAACAGCTTCATACAGTTGCTCCTTTGGTATTATCGCCCCAGTATTCTTTGCCGGAATTAGACGCCCATCCATCATCCGGCCTCTCGCCGACCGGTACGGTTTCTATGTCGAGATCGCGGCCTTCCACCTGCCGTGCGCTCAGAGTTTTTATATAACAGCGACAATTAAATCCGTTCGGCGGGAACCATGTGTCCCAGACCGGATTATCCCTGTGCCACACTTTATTGTGCATTGCCGCATGAGTCGATCGTGTCCGTTTGTCCATAATGGCCTTGTACTGCCAATACGGGCGGGATACCGACTCCGCCTGCTGTTTATACCGGCCCGCGCTGTAGGCGGATTGCAGGTTTGCGTTGTAAATAGTATCAAGCCGCCAGCCGTTTAATCGTTTGCGATACGCGCCGTCCGGCCCTTGTATCCAGACATTCTCCCCTTTGGGAGCAAACCAGCCTTTTCTCGTGAGCTGCTCACGCAAGCCTTTTTTAAATTCACCCAGGCTCATGCCTGAGCTTACAGCATCATCGACAGCTTTTTGTATATCCGTCAGCACGTCCCCGGCGGTCACATTGGCTACGGTAAAAGCTTTCGCATGAGATTGCTGATCAAAAAACCACCATGCATGCGGATTTAAAGCCAGGCCTTTGTCCTGGAAATACTTTATCGCCTCGGCAAACGGCAGATTTCCGTATTTAACCTCAGTCATTTTCCTCCGCCTTTGCGGCTGCATATCCCGTCATCCCGGTTGCCGTTATTGCCCGCGCCAGGATTTCCTGAAACTGTTTGGTGTCCAAAGTTGGATATTTGTTATAAAGCAACTCTCCTATCTCCGCGAAAGATTGCGCCTTGTCGATATCATCCAAAACTGGGGATAGTAGCTCGTCCAATGCGTTTTGAGCATCGACCGCACCTTGAGCCATGAGATTGTCCGCATCGTCCTGAGAAAAGCGCTCTGCGTTGATCCTGGCCGTTATCCTTTTAGCCTGAACAGGACCTTGCCTGACAAAACTGATCACCCTTTCGCCCTTTTTCGGTTCCGGAATATGAAACTGCTCGTTGACGAACGACACGGGCATTTCCACCCCTCTGTCCAGCAGGTTTGTCACCCACAGTGATTTTTTCTCCAGATCCTCTTCCTCTTTCCACACAGCCGCGTATCCGGGGATGAGAGCGTCCCATCCGAAATTAAACCCGACGATCGGGCGGATAAGCTGATTGCGCACGGTAGCCGCGACGGAACGGGTATCCGCTTTAGCGAGATCGAGCCTCACCTCATTGTGTGTTTTTGCAGCGGCATATGATCCGGTATCTCCCACGTCGGCGGAGAGGGTCTGGCCCAGCAGGGCTTTGCTTATCTCCTTGCCGCAAAATTCGGCCAGGCTTTTATAGGGATTGTCTGTGTTTGCACTTTTCACCGCCTCAACAAACTCAATCTCGGTGTTTTTGCTGATGATGCCGGCTGCGTCTGATCCGAGAGACTGGATGGCTGTGATAAGGGCGTCTTTATCTTCCTTGCTCGCGCCGGAATCGTATCTTCCCAGGCGCAGCGGCATGCCGAAAACTTCTAAAAACGCCACCCAGTCTTTGAGCGCATAATTGCGGAACAAATACATCCATGCGCAAACGCGGTATATTCCGGATCTCGCAGGATGCCCCGATTTGCCGCCGTAGCTGTGAAACAATATCTTCCAGGCCGGGATCTCAGCGCCCATACTGTCCACATCAGACAACAATAACGGATGTTTGCGCAGATAGCCCGTTGCGTCCCGGAACAAAAATCGTTTTTGGTCAATGAATTCCAGCCCGGTCGGCACAGCCTGCCCGGAGGACACATCCCAGTTGATTTCAAGGGCACTGTATCCCTTGCCGACTCCGTCCTGCAATGCCGCCAGCACATCATCCCAGTCGGTCTGATCTGTAACAAACTGTCTGATAAAATCGGCTGTCTGTATGTCTTTGCGGTCATCGGTGGCCGGCGTTATTTCAAACTCGATATCAAGTATTGCATTCCTGCGTTTTTCGGCCTCACCCAGCAAATGAGCGTCTTTTCCCTCCATCTGGTCGAATAGCTCGGCCTGGCGTCGGACATCTCCGGCATCCGCCTCTTTCAGCAGAGCCGAAAGCTTTTGCGGAGTCAATCCTGCGCTTACATACTCACGCCATGTGTCTAATATCGGAGCAGCAGCAAGCGGCCGCTTCTCCGGAAGCTTGCGTGATTCAAAAGGTCTCCCAAATTGATCGGTTATCATCATCACCAGGCTCCTTTCTGCTCTGCAAAGCGGCGTTTGTTTACAGTTTCATATCCGACCGGACCGCCGCTCATATTCATGGATTTGTACCATCCCAGCGCCAGCGCGATCGCGCCATCGCCGTGCCGTTTGAACTCCTTGTCTTTGGTATCCTGCACTTTCAGGCTCGGCAGTTTTATAATTCCGTTGATCAGTTCGAGTGACCTGATATCGTTTTTGATATCTGCATCCCTTGGCAGATCGATTGTCTGATCTACAAAAGCGTCCTGGAAACTTCCCATGTTTTCGCGGTACCAGGAATCGTTAAGTGTGATTTCTTCTATGAGGGGCCGTCCGAACTTATCTGCCGTATATTCGGCCAGTGTCTGCCCATTGCCGGTTGCGTCCATAGCGCCGCCCCGGAAACGCGGAAGATGCTCGATCATAAACCACAGGATTTGTTCCTGCTGCCTGGTCGGCACATTGTGCATCTCGATTAAAAACGGGCAGCGCCTGGTTAAATTCTGCTCAATGGATAACGGGCCTGTGACCGCAAAATCACCGTGCCGAGCATAGTCTGAGCCGAATACGTGATCTCGTGTTTTATCAAGCGCATCAACTAATGGCTTGAGATGTATATTAATCCATTCCTCGCACCATGATTTCCTGTATGCTTCCCCCTTGAGAGCAAAATCGTTATCGAGAGCGAGCCGCAGGATCGGCCTTTCTTCTTTCATGCATGTTTCGATAAGAATACCCGGGATTGCAACGCCGGAACCTTCTCTGGGTATTGCGTCCAGTTCTTCCAGCATGGCGGCTTTGTTTGCGCCGTATGCCCCGCGAACCCTCTGATACCATTCCTTTTTGCCTTCCGGTGTCGGCGCCCATCCCTTGACCAGGCACACGCGCTCATACAGTCCGTTTGCAACCGCGTCGTCGAATGTGCAGCGATAAATTTTAAATGCATACAATCCGGCTCTTGTATCGTGTATGATCTGGTTAAACGGGTTTTTAGCGCCGTTGTGTGTGCTGATGATCCTGATGTCACCGCCCCATATGATCAGCGCGAGTGTGGCATCAATCACCGCCTGGACATTAACGTGGTATGCGGCCTCGTCGATATTGACTTTGCCCTGCAGTCCACGGATGCTTGCCGGTCTGCTGGATAACGCCACGATCTGGAATCCGGAGGCAAACCGGATACGATACGATGTAATGTTTTTGCTCGATCCGTCCGGCTGCTGATCTTCAAAAAGAAAAACTTCGATACCCTGCCAGCCCTCTGCCATTGCAGCGGCCATGACTTTAGCCATGTGGGCGCAGTAGCCAATATATTCCAGACCCTTCTCTTTCGTGTCGCCGATATAGTAGCAGTTATCGCCACCGGCGCTTTTCTTCGTGGATGCTGTGATGGTATCGTCCAGGGCGGTGGCAAATGTAATGCCTGTACGGCGCCCTTTTTCGGCAATGTTCAAAGGCTGCTCATGAATCTGCCTGATCCATTCGGCCTGGTGTTTCATGAGCACGCCGTCCGCCATCGGATCATAGCCTTGCGGGATCTCCCTGACGCTGGCCGGGAGTTCTTCCCAGTCAACAATCCGGATGACATCGCCGGGTAATTTTTTATCGCTTGTTGTCATTTACGCCCAACACCTTTTCGCGCCAGAATCTGGCCTGTTCTACATCAAGGCCCTGTTGAGTCTCAGGTTTTTCTTTGTCTTCAGCGGCGCCGTATTTCGCCTTCATCCCATCAAGCAGTTCCGTTGCCTGCTTGAACTCCTTAATTGCGCTCAGGCTGAGAGCCCCGGGCTGAGAAAGCATCGCCTGCAATTTAAGATCAATCGCTTCCTGAAGAGCCTGTATCGCTTCCTGCGGGCTGTTTATCTGTCGATCTGCCATCTGTGCCGGCGCCGGTGTTTCAATGATGTTTTTCGCCGTTGCTCTTTCCAGAGCCGAAAACGCATAAACCTTTTGTGGATCAAGGCTTGTCATGGCGTCCTTGATCAGCTTCAGTTTGGTCAGGGTCGTATATCTGCGGATCTCGGCAGCGGCGTTTTTGTATTCTTTGCGTTTCGCAAGCCAGCCGTCTTCAACGGACCAATTCTGGATAGTCCGCTCACTGATGCCGGTTTCGGCTGCAACAGCCTCAAGGGTCAATCCGTCTATGACATACAGCTCCTCGGCTCTTTGCCGGGTATCCTGATCTATTGCCATGTTATTGCCCCAGAATTTTTTTTGCTTTGGCTATCTCAGAGAGAATGCCGGTATATTCCGCATGTTTTACAGCAAACTCAATGCCCTGGGATGCAATGCGCTCGGCGTCCAGCTCATGCACCGGGCACAGCGGGTCAAGATTATTTCTCAATGCTTCGACAAGGCCGTTTAGCTGTATCTCAAGCTTTTTAGCGTCCTGTTTCAGCACTGCCAGATGTCCTTCGAATTTTAATCGTTCGTTCATGATTCCCTCTCCACGGCGATTTGTTTTTTCTCCACCCTTTGCATCGGGCAAAACTGATTCTGGCGGACGGCTTCCTCTACACGGGTCATTTTTTCGATGTTCATGATCACAATTTCCCGTAAATCCGTGGCGATGTTTGAAAAGTCTTTGCACAGAGAGGCATTGTTCTTATACATCTCGCGCTGCTCCGCCATGTGAAGCTGGTATCTGTCCAGTACCAGTTTCAGGTCGTCGCTGTGCTGCTTATCCTGCAGCTTCGCCTGTCTGCTGTCATACCACCATAAAAACAGGATAATGCCGACCAGGCCAAACTTGCTGGCGATCTCCAAAAGACTTGTTAATCCTATTGAATCCATGCTTCACGCTCCCTGCCGAAGGTCCGCCAATCAGTTTGGTGGATTAATGCTCTGCTTTTGACGGAAACAGCATTGCCGCCGCCACATCAATAGTTTTGTCCACCAGTGGCGCCACTGCGGTAAGCGTTTCTGCCTGGCCTCCGGTCGATATCCCCTGTACGCCTTCAAAAGTTGTCTTGATAGCGTCAACAACCAGTGCTTTCTTTTCAGCGCCCGATTTCGGGGTTGTGATGTACTTCTCCGCCAAAACCATCAGTTGAATGATAAGCGGAACCAGTTTGATAAATAATTGAAAATATTGCATGAGACATCTCCTGTTGTTGTGCTGACATTTTTTCTTTGTATAAATCTATCCGCGTTCATCTGTGCAAATCTGTGGCCGAATAGTTACAGCCAGTTTTTTAATAATTTCACATCAAAATTCGGGCAGGTTTTGTCCGAGTCAAAATCACGATGTCCGAAAACATTTTCTGTCGTTATGCCGAGATGTCCGAGTGTTACAATCAGGTCCGGCAGCGCCTGGTAAAGCTGCACCGCTGAAAAATGATGTTTCCCGATCAGGCAGATCCCGATCGAGTCATGATTATGGTTTTTGCAGTGGGCGCCGACATCCCGGAGCATCCGCCCTTCCTGAAGGACACCGTCCAGTTTTGAATTGTAAGGTTTGCCGTGGGTTGGTACACCGTTTAAGATTACGTAATGATATCCGCAGCCGAGGAAGCCGCGCTCTTTGTGCCACTGGTCGATTAAAGCAAGATCGCCGAATTCGCTGTCGCTGCAGTGGATGATGATTTTTTTGATGCTGTCGAGTGATCTCATGCCATAACCCTCAACTTGCTTAAATGGTTACAGTGTGTTACCTCTCACCAAAAGGAGGTGATTACATGGACAATAAAGAGCTTGTTTTGATCGTCGCCAAAGAGATTCTTTTGAAGGCGATGGACAATGTCGCGGCGCTGAAGCCCGATCTGCGTGGCGGTGAACCATTCATCGCCGATATAGGCGAACGCTACAAAACATTAGTCCAAAAAGTCGATGAGGCCTTCAAACAAATTAAGTGACATTGGTTACGGTCTGGCAGATTTTAATTGTACCCGTTCACCGAAAAGGAGGCTGACAACAGCATGGAGCACGTCAAACGCCTCACGCCCGGCCTCCTTTTCCAAAATCTCCGCGATTTTCATGGCTAACTCAGCCCTGTCCTTTATTGCCGATATTTTTTTTTCTTCTTCCATTTTCCACCCCTCAAAATAAATCGGAATATCCCCCTTCGTGTCCGAGTGTCAGTGCAAACGCATAATCGAAATCTTCAAGCATTTTTTCACCCCGCAAAATAAAAAAGCGGCTGCTGCACTCTCAGGTGCAACAGCCGCTCAGGGCTGATAGTTACGCCTACCCGTTTAAAGGGTACCCACTCAGGGGACGTCGCTCAGGAAACGGCGTTTAAATTTGATGTTAAAATACCAGATGTTGTGGTTTTGTCAACAATTTTCTCAAACAGTTGTGTACTAATATACCTTGTCCGCCCGCCGCATTTTTGGCTGTGGC